ACTGGTTCAAGTCTTGTAGGTTTAGTCATCATTTTACTTTCTTGGTGATTATAGTTTTTATAACGGTTGTACAAATCACTACTTCTCATAAGGATAAATCCGTCTGGTTTTTCAGTTATCTCACCAGTTTTCTCATCAACAATCTCTTTGAATTTAACACCTACTTGTTTTGCGTGTTCTGTATTCCAGTTACCTTCAGTTTCAATAACAATAGCTAAGTCACCAATTTTTTGACAACCAGCAATTGCTTCGTAAAAAGCTGTAGATTTACCAGTATTTGAGTAACCTCTAACTAGAGATACGTAACCACGTGGAAAACCTGGTAATTTTAAAGCATCATGCCATGCTTTTGATAATGGAACCCAAGATAATTCTTTATCTTTTGGTTCTGAGTTAATTTTTTCTGATTCTAAAAACGCATCTAAATCAAATGGTTTTTTTTCAATCGCTTTTTTTTCTGGTTTCTTTGCCATGTGTATTTATTATTAGAATTATAATTATATTAGAGAAAAAAAGGGGTAATCACTTACCCCTTTTTAATTTGTTTACCATATTAAAATGGTAGTTCGTCTTCTTCTTTTTCTACTTCAGCATTTACAGTTTTAGTAACTGGTGCTTTTGTAGTTGAAGCGGTAACGTTAGCTTTTACATTTTCAACACCGATTGTGATTTCTTCTTCGATTCCATCACCACCTTCAGTTTTTGATGCTTTGTCAACAAAACGTTTTTCATCTTTATCCCACATTGGAGTACCACCTTTAACAACAATTTCCATGAAGTCATATGATTTAACAGCATATACCTTTTCCCAAGTTCTATCATCCGCTAACCATTCAGCTGCTAAATCAGCATCTTCTGATAATACAGATGGGTCTAAGTGAGAAATAGAAGAAACGGTTGGTTTCCCTAATTGATTTCTGTTGATTGTGATAGATAAGTCACGACCAGTTTCTGGGTGGGTAACATCTTTTTTGATTGCTAATAATACACCTTGAATCTTGTCTAAGATACCTTCTTTTCTCCAATCATGTGCAAAACGCCAGAATTTAACACCTTCTTCTTCTTTGTCTCTGTCGATAACTTTAACAACGTAGAATAATTTAGCATTGTACTTCTTAGCCAATTCTTTATCAGAATCTTTTCCAGTTGCACGTAAAGCATCATTAGCTTCACAGAAAGGACATGCCTCATCTTTTTCATGTTTCAAACATGGAAGTGTTTTCCACTCACCATCGATTTGAACTCGGTGACCATACATTTCAACAAATGGGCTTGAGCCATCTGATGTAGGTAAAACACGAATGTTTTTTGTTGCAGACTTTACACCCTCTTTGATGTATGTTGTAAAGTAGTTTTTTAAGTCGTATGTATTAGACTCACTTTGTTTTGTGTACTTAGGCTTGTTGTTTGCCTCATACTGTGCTAACATTGCAGCTAGCGGATTGTTTTGTTCACTCATCTTTGTTCTGTTTTTATTTATTCTGTTATTATTTGTTCCTTAATTATTAATTCATAATTACTTAATTCACATTACAAATATACTAAACTTTTCTTAAAAGTCAAGCAAAATGTTAAGTTATTTTAAACAATTATTACCTTTCTTGATACAAATGTACAACATATAAAACGATATTGCAAGTAAAATATAAAAAATTTTTAATTAAAATAAAAAAAGACCCCTAATTGGAGTCTTTTTTATTGGTTTATAGTTGATTAGATATCTTCTTCTTCGTAATCATCATCTTTAACAGTGAAGCTTTGTTTAACATCACCTTCAGAATATGAATTCTCAACATCATCTTGTGTTAAGGTATAATCTTCTTTTTCTTCATTACCCATAACATCATAAGCACCTTTTTTGTCAGCCCAATAATCTGTTAGTTTTTGTGAGTAAGGATATGAACTCAATGAACGCATCTCCAATTTCTCAACTGGTGTTGGGTTTCTTTTGATTATTTCTTGTTCTAATTCTGCAATTTTACCACTAACAGCATCCATACTAGAAATGCGTGCTTCTAAATCAGATAATTTCTGTAAAAGCATTTCAGAATTTTGGCTAGCTTTATCAGCAGCATCTTTTGCTTCCTCAGAACCTTTTACTAATTCAGTTACATCAACTTCAACATCGTTGCTAGCTGGCTCAACTGGTGCTGGAGCTGCTTCTAGCTCACCGCCTTGTTCACCACCAAAGTTTAATGAATCATCACCACCCATATCACCACTAGTGTTATCACCTTCTGGTGCTGGGGGTGCTGGGGGTGCTTCTGGTGTATTACCTTCTGGGGCATTACCATTATCTTCAGCTGGTGGTGTATCTAAACCTAATTCTTTAGATATATCATCTGCTGATTGTTCTGGTGATTCATCTTCTTCTTCGTCTAGTTGTCTATCACCTAGAATTAATTCATTATATTCTGGTAATTCTTGTTTTCCAGTATAAAAATTATAGTTTTCTAATAGTTTGAATCTATTAAGTTCTTCATTTAATAATTTTGGGTCAAATTTAGGTTTTCTACTCATTTTAATACTAGAATAATAATTGTCTACCGTCTTCGGTGATTATTTTTTTATTGATACGTTCAATAAGACTTTTATCGCCTTTAATAACACAAACACCAGAACTACAATCCATATTTGGGTCTTGATTTTGTGTACCTAAAAAACCATCAAGAGCTGAGTCCAACCCTTCGTTTTTAATATCGTTTTGTTTATTATTGTTATTACTCATACAAATTTAATTTATTTGATTGTTATCTTTGTATATAAATATCATAAAAACATTAAAAAACTCGTTCTATGTTTAAAAATACTAGTTCTTTACCTTTGGTTAGAATTAATTTGTTTTGGTACTCATCCCAATTTATAATTACACTACCATAATCAACATTACCAACATTATCACCACTAATAGAGTCGATTAACATATTCAACGCATTTATTGTATATAACGCATTGCCTTTTTTATGTATAGGTATTGCACTAGGGAATAGGTCTTTTAAATTTAGACGTTTGTTTTGTGAAATTACTAGTTTGAATGTCATAATCATTTTAGATTCATCATCTAGGTTCTTATAACAAAATACTTTTGTTTTAGGAATGCTGAATTTGTTTTCCAGATAATTTAAAAACCATTCAACTCTTTCATTGAAGATAAATGATGCTAGTAATATTGTTTTGTCCATTTCTTATTGAATATAGATAAGGTATAATTCGTATTTTACCATTTAAGATATCTACGATATTTTTATATTCTATAAGTATCTCTTCATCACCCAAAAAGTCAGTACTTATACGCTTAATCTTATCTTTTAATTTAACAACATTCATACCCATATACTTAGCTAGTTTTAAATCTAACCCAAATATTATATTATCACTATATAGGTATAACATTTCGTTATGTATAAACGTAACTATGTTTTTTAAGCTATATATTTTTCTAACTATTTTTATCAAGGTTTGTTTCCTATATTGAATCAAATCAATAAAAACATAATTAATCTTTTTAATTAAATCGGTATATACTTTTGTTATAAACCAATCCAAATCTTGATTAAAGTTATCTCTTTTCTCAGTCTTTTTGAATGTCCAATACATGTTTTCTTCAATACATCTATCTAATATATCAAAATCTGGGTATAATGATTCGGTTAAATCAACACCAACTATCAATGTAGGTAAACCATGGATAATATTATCCATTGATTCAACAACGTTGAAATCTTGTGAGACATTTATTCTATTTTTTGAGACTATATTCGCTATCATATTGCAAATATACTAAAATAATTTTAATTTACAACTATTGATTTACCTTTTTAATATCTCACTAGTCATTTGTGCTACTCTGTTAACATATAAAGTAGCATAGGTAGCACCACCACTAACCGCAAGACCGTATTTATAAGCTTTAGTTAAGAAATCTTCAACAGTTGTTGCCGTACCTACGTTTTTCAATGCTGTTATTGAATCATGATTAAATACTGTTCTAGCAGCTTTAGGGTCATTAAATATAGTATCCAATTGCACATTTGTTATCCTACTTAAATCCACGTCAGTTTTATTTTCACCTTCTGTAAAAGCACCGTATGAATTAAGTATATCTTTCACAGATTGGTCTAGCCCTAAAGCAGTTTGGTTATCTTTTAAAAATTTTAATGATTTTCTATAATTACCTCTACCAGTTACCTGTATTGGTCCTCTACCTCTAAATTTGTAAAAATCACACTCAGCTAATAATGTATATTTACCATTTATTTTTGGTTGTGTTGGTTCTTTT